TCGCTAATGTCAATGCCGATATAGTTTCGCCCGTTTAGTAACGCCATTTTTGCGGTTGTGCCGCTGCCCACGAATGGGTCAAACACAATATCGCCTGGATTGCTCCATGAGATTATATGGTCGTTGGCTAGTTTTTCGGGAAACATTGCAGGATGTTTGTAGGCTATTTTATCTTTTGTACTCATGCCATATCCGCTAGGTATTTCCCAAATATTATCCATTACCCTTTGCTTTGTTTGTTGTGCGTTTATTATTCTGTCTTTTGCGTTTCCTTCTAGCAATTCAATGGACCCGTCTTTTTTCCTTACCGTTTGGTTTTTGTACCCTGCAAATTTAGTTTTTGTCTGAGTAATAGGTTTGAATGTTTTTGGTTTTCCTTTGCTCAAGACAAACATATACTCAAAGCATTGCCAATATCTTACGTTAGGAGGATGAGGTGCGTGTTTTTTGTAAATCATCGTATCATGCAGATTAAACCCAATCTCCTTAAAATACAATGCCTGCTTAAAGGATGTGCCTGTTTCACTCCCCTTAATTGTGGCATCTCCTACCACCCAAACTACTACCCCGCCATCTTTTGTAATACGGTATAATTCTTTTGCAACTCCTTCAAAATCCCAATTAAAACCGTTATATGTTCTCAGATCATCGTATGGCGGCGAAGTTACCGTTAAATCAATACACTTATCAGGTAATCCCTTCATTACCTCTAAGCAATCCCCGCATATAATCTGATTGACAGGTAAATCCATAATTTAACCCCCTACTTTGCCTTTGCCATATATGCAGGCTTGTTAGTCTGCACCCCTGCCAGTAAACCTAAAAATGGTAGGGTTAATTCGGGAATGTTAAAATTTTTGTATGCCAAAAGCATCGAAACTACCATGTCATCATGTTTATGACTAGAAGCTGAATACTGAACATTCCCGCCCTTTGTAAACTTGTATTGGTAGTCCTTCAACTCAGCAATTAATGCCGGGAAATTGGGGTAAGAAATCAACTTCTGCTCCATCAGCATAGCCAAGTGATTGACCATTCTTTCTTTTTCCTGATTCGTGAAGAATACAGGCTCAACGTCAAGCCCCCTCTGTATCAATGCTTCAGGCAATGCTTCGCCTAAGCCTGTTCTGTCCATAACCACAGGGGCATGGTTATAACGCCTTGACAAAATGGCTATTTCATCCATTTGCCTTGTCCAAGGCACTCCCGTCCATTGCTGGACATACACACATTCGCCCTTGCTGTTTCTTACCGCAACGCCGGAAAAGTCAACACTTCGGGCAGGGTCATAGCCTATGACGTACTGCTCACCGGGTTCGGGTTCGCTTGAACCGTTAAAGGTGGCACAATCGTCAACATTGGGGAAAACAGCGTTTGCATCCGAAATAAATTCGGCCATTATTTCTTGGCGATAAATTCTTTCTGGATAACGTTTCTTAATACTGTCAAGATATTTTTTATCTTTGCGGGTAAGATAAGGGTTTGTCCAACTGCTGAATTGCCAGCTTTCCCAGTTTTCGTCATACAAGGGGTCGCCTTTTTGCCCCCAGCGGAACATTGTGTGGTAGAAAGTACGTCCCCTAGGTGTGCTGTTTATAATGGCAACTCCACCTTTACCGCCTGGACCCCTGCCGGGTGACATTAAACGAGTTTCAAGGTTTGTCCATACTTCGTCTAATCTCGGTATCCTTGCGGCTTCGGTAATCCATACTAAATCCAAGCCGACACCAACAAGCATATCTGGATCGTCTGCGCTTCTTACCTCTATTAAGCCACCGCCTAAAGTTTCGATCATCTGGTCGGATTCCCATTTTTGGATAATCCATTCACGGGGGAAATATGCTTTTAGCTCCATCCATACCTGCCTTGACATTTTATAGACAGGAGCAATAATCCAAGCATGGACGGTAGGAACTAACTCCGGTCCTCTATCCTCTGATAGCATAGAAGAAAATTTTTGTATGAATTCCATGACGGAACAACGGTCTTTTCCCCATCTTGAGCCTGCGCAGATCAATTTAAACCTTGCATTGCTTTCATGGATAAGTTTCTGTTTTTCGTGAGGTTCATACGTTATTGTAGCCTTGCTTACATGGGTTGTCCCCTTCGTGGTTTTCCCAAGTTTAGACAATCTGCATTTCCCGCAGGTCTTGAATTTGGTAAAGCATTTGCGCTCGGGAACCCAAACCTGATTAAACGCTTCCCCGCATTGTTCACAAACAGAAATAGCCCCGGCGAGGGACTGATCTTTGCGGATTCTATTCGCTTTTCTTTCGTGCCTGCTACTGAATTGTTCTGCCAATAAACATCACCTGCAATTTTCTATGCTCAACTGTTGCACATGTTCAGCTACCCTTTTCTTTGCTATTTCGTTAGGTTTGACACTCCCCATGACTAAAGTCAGGGGATTCTTGGGTCGTTAACGCCCTCATCCATTTCTGGTTCGGACAACGCCCAAGTTAAGGGTGGCGAATCACCCTGCATTAAACCTCGCACAGTTAAGGGTGGCGAATCACCCTGCATTACTATCTGTGGCTAAGATCTGTTTTGACCAAAGATGAATATCCAGAATTATAATTTTGGTTATTCCATATACATACTGGTTTTTTCAGTATTGGTAGTTTATTAGTTTTCTTATATTTTCTGTAATATTTACTCGCTTGTCTCAACGCTGACACCTGCTTGACTGCCATCACTTCCTTTAAATACAACACGGAATTGAGTACGTTTTCCGCCATCATTTCTCTTGAGTCTTTCCTCGTCGAAGGAAAGTAGCTTCTCCCTCTTGTCAAGCGTAATGCCAAGAGAAATCATAATCGCCTGCAAATCCTTGCCTTTCCCTTCATCAAGCATACGGTCAAGGAATTTCTCAAGTTTATCTTCTTCGAGCAGTTTATCAACAAATTTGGCTGTAATCTGGTCAATCTGGTCAATATAAACAAGGTCTTTCATCCTCGCTTCAAGGGACTTCTTCTCCCTGTGGAGCGCAAGGACATCCTTCTGTTCTTCAAGTTCAGCTATTACCTGCTCTTTCAATTCAGCAGGGACAAGATCGGTAGATTCTACATTTTCGACAATCGTTTCTATAACTTCAGGGTCTTTTTTGTTTTTTCTATTAAGTTTGGTAGTGCTACTTTTTTTCGCCATATAACACACCCCTATTTACGCAATCCATTTAAAATCTCTATAGCGTCATCAAGAAATAATTCATCAATCATCGTATGCCTGTTTGGGAACATAATAACTACGGGAACAGCAGGCTTACCTTTATAACCTGCTAATTTCTGTCCGTATTCATCCCATATTTTGTAAGCACCACATCTAAGCATAATTCTATAATCGCCCATTAAATGACGTTTCATCACATACCCATTATGTAGGTGTGCCTCTGCCGCAACATCGCACGGGCCTTGAATTTCATTGATTCTCCGCATAGCATTTTCAAGATTAAGACTTGACTGATATTTGTATTTATGCCTGCATCGCCAAAGGTAAGATTCATTGCCAACTTTGATAGTTACTTCGCCACCATGCCAAAGATTAACTGAATTGGTTATATCGCAAAGAGTTTCTATAAAATCCCTGTCAACATTTTTCTTATCAAAATCATCATGACAACCCCTCACCAATGCTAAACATTTATCTCCAACTTGCCCCATATATCTTTTAACGGCTAAATCCTGCATACCCGGCTGAATTATCTGCTCAAATTGAGAACCGGGATGAACACCTGTTATATAATTATCTTTATAATCGCCTGCACCAATAAAATAAAGACCTTCTGTATCCCTGATTTTGCGAAGGTCTTGTTCAAAGAGTTTATAATCTACACCAACACCACCGATATGCCAATCACCAAAATATGCTACACCTACAGGCTTATCTTCATTCAAACGGATTGTTGCATTGACTTGCCTTGTATTAATACGTTCTTGCCTCTCCTGAAGGCTTATCATAGCGTCTATGAAATCATCAATATCGGATTCCGTGTATTCTTTTTTATCCTCATATTCTATTTTTTGCTTTTTACGTGTGCGGTCAACAGCATGGTTTACTTGCTTTTCCGTAATACCTAATTCACGTGCTATTTCAACGTAAGTTTTGTTTTGTTTACGTAAACGCATAACTTCTGCATCATATTCAGCCATGTAATGCCCCCTTTGGAAAAATAGAATGGGCAGTTGTCAAGACTGCCCAATGTTAAAAGAA